GCATGGCTGATAGTTTATACTACGAAAACGGCTATGCTGATCAGGGTTATGTTCAAAGATACATTGACTCTGGCCCGATTGGCGGCCTATATGTAGAAGATCAATATGTTGAAGATGATTATGTTGTTTTTGGTGACAGCATAATTTTTTCAGTGTCAGCTATAGGCAATGCTAGAATATATGTTTCAGGTACTGATTATACCTGGGATGATTTGGCTGATATCAGTTGGGATGATTGGTTTACTGAAGTTTGGGATCCAACAGATTTCAGAATACGTGCAGTTTCAACATTATCAGCAACAGCCGTAACAAAAATTAGTGCATCAAGTACTATAAACAGTGCTTTCTCCTTAGATGCTGTTGGTATTAGAACAGCCAATGCCGCAAGTGCTGTCTCTAGTGCATTTAGTTTAAGTGCTGATGCAGATATTTTGGTAAAAGAATTTGGTGATGCTGCAATCAGCAGTGCATTCACAATCAATGCAGTTGCTGGTATCAAAAGCACCAATAGTGCAAACATTTCCAGCGCATTCTCAATCAGTGCAGTTGCTGGTATTAAAAGTAGTAATGCTTGTTCAATCAACAGTGCATTTAGTGTAACTACAACACCAACAAAACGTGCAGGCGGTGTAGTAGATATCAATACTGTTGCAGATCTAAGTGCAGAAGCTAGAAGAATACGAGGTGCAGCCAGTGCAATCAGTGCCGCATTTGGTTTAACTGCACAGGGCTTCCCATTTGATAAAGGCAATGCAGATTTAAGTGCAGCATTTGCATTATCTGCTGCGGCTAGAGTCAAAAGAAATGGTGTAAGCACAATCAACAGTGCGTTTACAACCAGCACAACTGCAACAAGAAAACGCGGTGGTATATCAAGCATCAACAGTGCATTTACCATAGATGCAATTGCAAATAGAAAATTGAGCAATGTTGCAAGCAGCAATATGGTATTTTCCACTGATACAATAGGCACAAGAAAACGCCAAGGTTTCAGTGCTATATCGGCTGCATTCACAGCTGATGCAGTGGGTACTTTCAAATTCACTGTACCATTAAATCGTAGAATTTCAGTACCAGCAGAGTCAAATATCGCAAAAATGGTCAAAGAGACACGGTTATATACCCTAGATTCGGAGACCCGAATAAATATCGTTACAAAAGAAACTAGAGGTCTAATTGTAGAGCAAGAAACTAGATTTTTAGACAACAATTTATAAGGAAACAATTATGGCAACAGTTACAGGATTTTACAAGGACAATGAAGGCACTTTAATAGATAAAGATCCAGAAGCTGCCTTGGATTATCTAATCAGTTGGAGTGATTGGCTTCCTTCGGGAGATACAATTTCAACATCAAGTTGGACTTTAGAAACAATTACAGGCGACACAGATCCATTGGTTACCACCAGCAATTCAACTACAGATGGTACAACCATAGTGAATCTTTCAGGCGGAACATCAGGCAACATTTATAAGGTATACAATACAATCACCACCAATGGCGGTCTAACAGATCGTCGTTATTTTAGGGTGAAAATAAAAGCAAGATCAATCTGAAGGAATCTATAATGGATGAATTACCCAAAAAGAAAAAGGGGAGAATCAAGGTTAGCGATATAGACCCAGCAATGGTTTATAAATTAGCTAGCATTGGTTGCACACTTCGAGAAATGAGTTTCATGACAGGTCTACATGAAGAGACCATTAAAAGGCATTTTGCCGAAATTATTGAAGAAGCGCAAGCCACAGGCAAAAGAAGTTTGCGTCGTAGACAATTTGAAAGAGCAATGGAAGGCTCTGATCGCATGTTGATTTGGTTGGGCAAACAATGGTTGGCACAAAAAGAAACACCAATTGATAATGATGATGATATGCCGCTGCCATGGAGTGACGACTGATGAGCACACATAACTTTGATAATCTCAGCAGCACAGTTAGAGTACCATATGGTTTATTGATCCAAAGAGGCAATTTTCCAACTGTAAATGGTTGGGAAGCCAGTGGTTATAACCCAGATGTAGGTACAAATTTTGAAACTGTTTATGATGGATCAAATATCTATACCTATCCAGCTGGTGCCGTGGCTATGACAGTTACAAGTGCAGCTGGAGCAACCGACAATGGTGTAGAAGTTATCATAATTGGATTAGATGCCAATTATGATGTGCTTATTGAAAGTGTAACACTGGCAGGATTGGGAACAGCAACCACAAATGGTGAATTTTTAAGAATCAATCGTGCTTACGTAAACAATGGACAAGAATCTACAGCAAATATTACTATTGCAAATGGTGGAACCACCTATGCAATTATTACACTGCCTTACATGACTACACAAATGGCAATATACACAGTGCCTAGAAACAAAAAGGCATATCTAGTTTATGCCAGTGTTAGTTTGGAAAAATCTAAAGAAGTTATTGCTAAATTTATGTCAAGAAAACCTGGTGGTATTTTTGTTACAGGTGGTATAGTTGGTACTACGGGAAGTTATAGTAGAGAATGGGTAATACCTCCTGTTTTTGGAGAAAAAACAGATGTGGAAATCCGTGCCAAAGCTGGTGCAACAACTAGTATTTCAGCAAGTATGCAATTTATACTGGAGGATGACTAATTGCCATTGACTGTTCCTCAAAAACAGGTAGCAGATGATTCAAGTCGTTTTAAGGTTCTTATAACCGGTAGACGTTTTGGAAAAACTCACCTGTGCATGAGAGAACTTTGCAAACATGCAGCAAAATATCCAGGCAGCACCAATTGGCTGGTTGCGCCTTCCTATCGTATGGCCAAAAGTCTTGTATGGTTACCGCTATTGGACAAACTTTCTCAATTGAATTGGATTGAAAGAAAGAACGAGGCTGAATTAAACATTTACCTAAAAAATAAAAGCGTAATTAGTCTGCGTGGCGCGGACAATTTTGATTCACTTCGCGGAGCAAAAATTCACTTTTTGATATTAGATGAATTTCAAGACATTCCGCCACAGGCATTTACAGAAGTTTTAAGACCAACATTGTCTGATACTCAAGGTAAAGCATTGTTCACAGGAACTCCAAAGGGTTATGGATCTTGGTCACATACCATGTTTACAAAAGCATTGAGTACAGAAGATTGGAATGCATGGCAATTCACAACACTGCAAGGTGGTAATGTTCCACCAGAAGAAATTGAAGCAGCAAGACGTGATTTGGATGAAAGAACATTCAAGGCTGAATATGAAGCTTCATTTATCGAGTATGGTGGAGTTGTTGCATACAATTTTGATTACAAAGAAACAATCAAGCCATTGAATAATCCAAACAAAGATATTATTCACGTTGGTATGGACTTTAACTTATCCCCTGGCACAATGGCTATATTTGATATCAGAGGTGACATCATACATTTCCATGATGAAATATATATGTTAAACTCAAACACAGATATGATGGTGGCAGAATTGCGTGATAGATATCCAAATGCACAGGTTATAGTATATCCTGATCCAGCAGGCCGTGCTAGAAAATCATCATCAGCGGGTCGAAGCGATATTAGTATTCTGCAGAATGCAGGTTTTGTTGTAAAAGCTAGGCCGCAGCACACATCAATCAAAGATCGTGTAAACAGTTTGAATGCGAGGTTAAAAAATAGCAATGGTGAACGAAAATTATTTGTTTCTCCTCGCTGTAAAAATATTATAGATAGCTTGGGTAGATTGAGCTATATTGAAGGTACAAATCAAATAGAAAAATTAGGTCTAGAGCACATGTTTGATGCTGCAAGTTATCCTGTTGATTTTCTATTCCCAATTAAAAGACAATATGCATCAGAAGAACCAGAACGCTGGACATTTGGTACAAAAACATCAAGGTGGTAAGAAATGGTTAAAAAATCGCAAATGATAGAATCACATCCAGAGTGGAAAGAGTACATCAAAGAATGGGAATTCTTGATGGATTCATACGTGGGTGGATATGAGTACAAAGAAGGTGAATATCTTACCTCTTATATTTTTGAAAGCAGAGAAGAATACGAAGAGCGACTAGAGAACACTGCATTGGACAATCACGTGAAGGCTGTGGTTGCCATTTATAATTCATTCCTATTCCGTAATCCTCCAAAAAGAGAATTTGGTACATTGGAAAATGATCCTGGTTTAGATGCATTTTTAATGGATGCAGATATGGATGGTAGAAGTTTTGATGCAGTAATGCGTGATGTCAGCACTTATGCAACAATTTATGGTAATACCTGGGTAATTATAGACAAACCTGCAACAGTAGCCACCACTAGGGCAGAAGAATTGAATCAAGGTATACGTCCATACATCAGCATTTACACACCAGAAAATGTATTGGATTGGAAATACACTAGAAGCATCAATGGCGCATATAGATTGACTTATTTGAAAATCTATGAAGGCAATGACAGTGGTCGAGATGTGTTTAGAATCTATACACCTGAATCTATTACCACAATGAGCATTGGTTCCAGCGATGAAGAAGGTACCATTGAAATGGAAATACCAAATGCATTGGGTATGATACCGGCAGTTTGTGTTTATAGCCAAAGAAGCAGTCATAGAGGTGTTGGAATCAGTGATGTTGCAGATGTGGCTAGAATGCAACGTGCAATTTACAATGAACTCAGTGAATTAGAACAAATTGAACGTATCAGCAATCATCCAAGTTTAGTATCAACTCCAGGTGTAACCGCTCATGCAGGTGCAGGTGCTTTGATTAGAGTACCAGAAGATACACCAGAAGGTCTAAAGCCTTATCTATTACAGCCATCGGGTGCAAGCATCGACGGTCTGTTGAACAGCATCAATCAAAAGATTGAAGCCATTGATAGAATGAGCCACATGGGTGGTATTCGCAGCATTGAAAGTCGTAGACTCAGTGGTGTTGCACTTGCAACAGAATTCCAATTGCTGAATGCACGTCTTGCAGAAAAAGCAGACAATTTAGAACATGCCGAAGAACAAATTTGGCGTATCTTTGCTCTTTGGCAAGGAACTGTTTGGAATGGCATGGTTGACTATCCAGACAGCTTCAACATTCAAGACAAATACAATGACATGAATATGTTGAAATTGGCAAAAGATGCTGGCATTAAAAATCCAATTCTCAACAGCGAAATAGAAGATAAAATGTTGCGTTTGATTGTAGATGAAGATCGTTATAATGAAATCAAAGCCGCGCCGCCTAAAGATGCTGTAATACATACACCTGTAACAAATGCCAGAGATTTGGTTACACATCTAAGAGAAATGGTGCAAGTTGGCTATACTGATGAAGAAATGCTAGCACTGCATCCTGAATTAGAAACCTTGTTTGGACAAACAGGAGAATTTGAACCAATTGTAGGACCAATAGAATGATTATCGAAATTGATGAAAAAACTTTTATGGAATATGAATTCCTTTATAATTTTCATCCAACCGAAATTCACCAAGAGATCATAGATCATTTCAAAGGCTATATTGAAGAAAATGAGAAGTGGATAAAGAAATGTAATTTTGAGGCTAGTATTAGGGCTAGAAATCATTTATTGGCGTTACATAAATTGACTAGAAAACGTCGATATGAAATAGCAGCAGAGCGTGAGGAAATAAAATGAAATCTTACGAAGAATTGGACAAAAGGTTAGCATTGGTTGAACAAAAAATAGATCTAATACTAACCAATCACTTGAAGCACATGGAAAAAGACATGTCAATGATCAAATGGTTTTTGGCAGCAGTGATGTTGGCAATTTTTGGTCAATTCTTGTTTGTTATAACATCAGGAGTAGTTTAATGCCTGTAAGAAAAGTTAGAGGCGGATATCGTTGGGGTAATTCAGGGCAAATTTATCCAACAAGAGCCGGCGCAGAAAAACAAGGGAGGGCTATACAAATGGCAATGCGTTCAACAAAACGTAAAACCAAGCGTAGAGGCGGCAAATAAACCGCTTTATGTTTTATCTGCATAAATAGTTTTGCAGATTTACTCGTAAGAGGATTTCGGTGACTTCGACCATAACTG